TAGCGGCCCCGGCGCAGGCTGGCGATTGCGCCGCCGTGCCTTCTTGCCACCGCGCTTCTCACCCGGGCTGTGCTCCCGCTGGTCTTTCTCTGCGCCGCGTAGGACAGCGCCGCTCGATGGGTGGCGATCCGCTGCCGCTCGGATATCCCTGCTCTCGCTGCCTGCGTCCGGGTCGGCACCGGGTAGGCGCGCTTGCTGGGGTACGCAAAGGCAGAGCTCGGCAGCTTGTTCCGCTGTGCTGCGGTCAGGGCCATTGGTCACCTCCTGTTTCTACCCTCCAGGGTAGGTGGGCCTCGGTGATCCCTGGTCAGCCAGGCCACCGCCGATTCCACCGGGACCAGGCCGAGCATGACCAGCCCGGCGACGAGTTGGCCGACTTGCGACACCGGGGAGGCGATGGCGTCGATGACCACGGCGATGCCCAGCAGGAACAGGACCGTTTGCCGGGCGTGGAGGATCAGGTGACTGGCGCGCTCCACGAGGCACCCCACGTGGACGGCCCAACGAGGCCATCGACGCCAAGGCCTTTCTCGGCCTGGAACTGGCGGCACACGCTCTCGCTGGTCGGGCCGTAGTCGCCATCCGCTCCAGTCGGGCCAAGGTTCCAGCCGCGGGCGATCATCTGGCGCTGCCAGGTCGCCACGTTCGTTGCGTCCGAGCCGCCGTAGTGCCCGGAGTGGCACAGCGGGTCTGGGCTCGGTTGGCCCAGGTAGTCGTTCGGCCCATACGGCCATGCCGGCCCGGAGCTCGGCCCCGGAGGTGTCGGGGTTGGCGGGGTTGGGGCGGGAGCTCCGCCCGTCGCCATCGACAGCACTTGATCCCAGGGGAAGTTGGGGCCAGGGTCGGTGTGGCCTCCACCCCACGAGCCCAGATCGCCATGCCCGCACACCCCGGCCGAGCCGCCCTGCGCCTGGGCGGCCGAGAGCCGCACGATGGGAATGCCCAGCGCCGCTGCCTCCTCAGCGATCCACGCCGCGCAGTTCGCCAACATCTGCTGGTGTGATTGCCAGTCGGCCGCGCTCCAGCCCATCGCCGCGCCGCTCGGGGTGCAGAGCTCGGCCTGGGTGGCGACCGGGTTGGCGTTTCCAGCCGTCCAGGCCTTGCCTGACCGCGGCACGTACTCACCGACCGTGCCGGGCGTGTCGTCGATGCCGACGTGGCTGGAAACTCCGCTGGCCGGGTTGGCGAAAAAGCTGCCCAGGCTTTGGTAGGTGGTCGCACCCTCGGAGGTGTGGACCACGATGAGGCGCACCGTCGCCCCACCGCGGCTGGAGTAGTTCGGGCTGGGGATCGCCACCCGCCGCAGGCTCATGTCGGCTGCGGCTCGGGCTCGTGGTCGGGCTCGGTGTCGGGGTCAGGCTGCGGTTCGGGCCACTCGGGCTGGGGCTCGGTCTGGGTCGGTGTGACGCTCATGGGGTTCCTCCAATCGGGGTGCCGTCCTCGTTGAAATAGAGGCCAGCGACGACAGGCCAGTTGGCCTGGGTCAATGAGAGCAGGTCGGCGTCGGTGATCTTGGCCTGGTCAATCGTCCCATCGCCGTTGTCGGCTTTGTCAGCGATGCCAGGCCCGCCAGCCTCGATGCGGATGAAGGCATTGGTGATGAGGCCGTCGCCTTGCAGGCAGGCGTTGGCGACCGCCACCCAGGCCGGGCGGGCGTCGTCCTTGAAAGTCTCGGCCTGCTGCACGCAGCAGGAACGCACCCGGCCGCTGAAGGTGACGTCATTGGTTAGCTGGTCTTGAGCCTGATAGGACATGGGTCATCCTCCAACGTCGGTGACGGATATGTGGCAGTAGTTGGGCGACACCCGCAGCGCCCCGGCACCCGAGGTGGCGGCCACAGCGATGGTCTCGGAGGCCAGCCCGGCCTGGAAGATCTGTTGGGCCGAGCCGCTGACGAACTGCCCGGTGGCGAGGCTGGCCCACGAGACCAACCGCTGTTGGCTAATCGCGATGTTGCTGACGGAGGTGAGGTTGATGTAGCCGCCGGTGGAGGTGGCGGTGATCTGGTTGCCCATCCCCCAGGCGGTCAGCAGATACCAGCGGCCCACGGTCAGAGCCACCGTGAGCGAATGGATATTGACGGGGGTCGCGCCCGCGTCGGTCTGCGCAGGGTTCCAGGCCGAGCTCACCCGGCCTCGCGGCGAGGAGGCTGGGAGCGGTCCCGGGATGGCCAGGCCGCTCGGGCGCACGTCGGTCAGGTTGCCCGCCACAATCGACGCAGCCCCGCCCGGGACGGTGACCCGGTAGAGGGCAACGGTGCCAGCCGGGGTGGCCGGGACGGCCGGGCTGGCGGCGGGCACCCCGGCCACCACGTCGAAGATGAAGTCAGTATTGCTGGAGCCGTCAAGGTCGTTGTCCCGCGGCCGGCAGATGACAAGGTCGATGCGGCTGGTGCCCGACCCGGGCGCGGCCCCGATGATGACCTGCTCGACGGCATCGGAGACACACAGGGTTGAGCCGGTGTTGTTTTGGCTGGGGACGGCCACCGAGCCCGGGGCGACGTTGAGGGTCATGCCCGAGGCCACCGTCACCGCGCAGCCGGTGCTGGCCGCGGCAGGCCATAGGGCGGCGAGAAGTCGCCTGTCCTGGCTGGCCGCATAGGAGCCGTCCTGAACGTACATGGGGGTGTAGCGGGTCACGTCATCTCCTCGCCAAAGCGTTCACATCCCGGTGGGCGTCTTTGAGTATCTCGGCCAAGGTCACCGTGGGCCGGGTCACGGTGAGGGCCACGTCCTCTTGGCCGTCGTCGCCAATGTCCCAGGCGATGCCCAATACCCGCACAGTCGTATTCACGTCGAGCCGCCCGGACTGGATGAGCAGCGGCACGGTGTCGCCCATGTTCGGGTTGCCCATCGAGTAGGCCCCGGGGCGCAGCCCGAGCGTGTAGCTGGGCTCCAAAATCCCTGACAGGGCCAGGTCGCCTTGGGCCTTCTGGTCCAGCGTCGATTGGATATTCACGTCGCTGGCGTTGTCCTGATTCATCCACAGCCCGATGGGCAGCGCCCCAACGTTGTTGGCGTCAGAGTTCCAGGCCTCCGAGTACATCTGGGCGGCGTTCTGATCGGAGCTCCCGTTGTTGCCGATGACCCGCCAGTAGTTGGCATAGTCGCTGGAGTTCACCGAGCGGGTCACCGTCGCCACCGAGCTCCCGTAGGCCAGGGCCGGGGCCGTCCGGGTCACTCCCTGCTGCGGGTAGAACAGGCGCAGCCGGTCCACCCCCCACGCGTCCGAGCGGGGCCACACGTCGTAGTCGAATCCGCCGATCACCTTGGCGAGATCATCGATGATGTTGCCGATGACAGAGCCGCCAAGGTACGAGCGGTCACGTAGCTGACCCGACCAGGAGCGGTCAGAGCCGTCCGGGTTGACGATGGAGAAGGCCAACGGCAGAACGGAGCCGGGATAGAAAACGTCAGCGCCGGTGGCGGCGGTCGGGTGGTTGGCGACGGCGAGCATCCCGGAGACAATGGCGTCCTGGTCGGTCTGGGTGTAGTTGACCGGGGTTGGCCCGGTCAGGATGCGGCGCTGGAGCATGGCCAGGTAGTCGTGGCAGGTGAAGGTCACCGTGTGCCCGTCGTCGGTGATCTGGTCCTCCGATTGGGTGATCGGGCCACGAAACATTGGGATATCGCGCCCGGTCTGGTCGTCCCAACGCCAGGCGATCACGTCCTGCTGGAGCTCGAGAATGCTGGCGGCGGCAGGGCTCCTGCCGTCCACGGTGAAAGAAAGCAGCGCCGATTGGCACCAGTTGGTTTCCAGGTGGCGGCTGCGGGCGGTGATGAGCTCGGCCAGGCCGGTGTCGCTCGGGTAGGACCCAGGCCCGGCAGGGCCGAACACCCGGCGATGGAGGGTGAGCCGCCAGCGGCCGCGCCCACCCGGAATGGGGTAGGTGCCCGGCGCGGCCAGGGTGGCGAGCTCCTCCGGGCTGTGCGAGCTCACAGCAGGTACCTGTCATTCCAGACGGCCTGGACTTGGGTGATGCTCGACGTGGAGGTGCCGGTCATCGTCATCGAAACGCCAGCGGCGGCAGGGGGCACCGGGTTGATGACCGGCCACGTCGAGCTCTGCCAGTCCAGCGCGGTCATCACCGGCTGGTTGCGGTCGCCGTCCAGCCAGGCCGTCTTGTCGTAGCAGTCCACCTCCACGTAGTGGCCTGCGCCGACGGTGAACCACGTGTGAAAGTAGATGCGGGTCTGCGGCGACTGGCCTGCCCCCTGCGGGTAGAAGCGCACGGTGGGGTAGGTGACCGGCCCCCATATCAGCAGCTTGGGCCGGATGGGCAGATCACCGGCCGGGCTGATAATGCCAGTCGTCGGTGAGTTTCCTCCCACCGGGTACACCAGCGGGTAGGTGCGGCTGTAGACCCGGCCCGGGCTGACCGAGCTCCCGGCGAAGGCAACGACGGTGTGCTGGTTGGGGTCTTTGGCGTCGGGGTCGGCGCACACCCATTGGAGTTGTATGTCCCGCTGGAACGGCCCGACGATGGGCCACGAATAGCCTGACGGGCGCAGGTTCATTGTCCGCTCGGGCGCGCCGGGGCGGTCCAGCACGTAGTGGAGCACCGGCCGGGCCGAGGGCACCATGAACGGCGAGAAGGCAGTCGCGACAGCGTCGATTTGCGCCCCGGCCCCGGACAGGGCGGTCAGCGCGGCGCTGACGGTGCGCGGCCCCAAGAACTGTGTCTGGTCGTCGGCCCCGTTCTGATCGGGCTTGTTGGCGATGACTTCCCTGACCACCGGGTAGCCCAAGTCGAGCTCGGCGCAGAAGTACCCGGAGCCCACATCTTCCAGCGGCATCGTCAAGGTGCCGAGGGTGAGCCAGGCCTGGCGCACGCACCCGTTCACCGGGAGCTCCCGGCCGAGCTCGGCGGGCTCACCGCAGAGGTGGCTAGCTTGCGGCCTCCCGGGCGCAGAGTGCTCGGGATGGGCGAGGGCCCACGCCGGGCCGGGCCGGGCCGTAGAACGCAGCAGAGCACGTCAGACGGCCCTGGTGCGGACCACCCAGGCGACCTGGCGCATGAAGCCGTCCACGTCGAGCTCGGTGGCGAAGTTCGCTTGCTGGATCAGCACGGCCGGGCCTCCCAGGCCTTTCGGGGTGGGGGAGATGACCTCACCGGCGTGGGCGAGCACCAACCCGGTTGACGTAATCAGGCCTCCCTGGGCGAGCTTGGGAATGTCGGGGATCAACTGCCCGGTGTGAATGTCGAGCTTGGGCAGGGTCACCGGGCCGACCTTCTGGCCGCCCACCGAGAAGTTGAGGGCGGTGTGCTCGGCCATCGTGTTCCAGATGCCGATGACGCCATTGACGGCACCCCGGGCCGCGCCCAGCAGGCTGTCGAATGCGTGCGAGGCGACGTTGGCGACCTTGCCCGGTATCCCGGCGATGAAGCCAACCAGGCCATTGAAGATGCCCTCGATGCCGTTCACGACACCTTGGACCGTGGAGGTGATGCCGTTCCACGCCCCGCGAATCCAGCCGACCGCAGCGGAGATGGTGCTCGTCAGTGCCCCGTAGAGGGTGCCCCAGGTGGAGCGAATCCAAGAGACGACAGAGCCGACAGCCCCGACCACCGCGCCCCAGGCCCCGGCGATCCAGCGGATAGCTGCCGAGACTGGGGTGACCAGGAACGAGTACACCGAGCCCCACGCCGACGCGATCCAATGCCAAACGGCCTGTATCCCGCCAAGGATCTGGGACCAGTATTTGTAGATCAGTGCCGCGGCCAGGCCGATTGGGCCGAGCAGGATGCCGAGCAGCAGCGGCCAGTTGGCCTTGATCCAGTTCCACACGTCGGCCACGATCTTTTTGATGAAACCCCAGATGGTGCCCCAGTTGCGGTAGAGCACATAGCCGATGGCGACCAGCGCCACCACGGCACCGATTATCAGCAGGATCGGACCCAGCGCGGCCCAACTCGATGCGGCCTCCACGTCCTCAGCGGCAGAGGCCACTTTGGCTGCGTCGGCCACACCCTTTTGGGCGCTGGAAAAGGACTTCATGATTCCCTGACCAGCCGAGATGGCCCCGCCCAGCACGCCCATTGCCGCCCCGGCCGCGGTGATGGCCGGGCCGTACTTCTGGCCGAAGGTGGCGGCGGCATCCTCGACGCGGGCCTTGAGGGCATTGAGTTTTCCGCCGAAGGAGTCGGCCGCGGCAGAGGCCTGGCCGTGGAGTTTCTGGGAGAGCTCGGTCATCACCGTGCTCTGGTTGTGCGCGGACTGCTTGGCGGTGTCCTGGGCTGCGGCCAGTTTCTTGTGGGCGTCCTGGGCTTTGAGGGTGGCGTCGGCCACCTTCTGCTGGGCGTCCCTGAGCCGGATGGCCTCGGAGGTGGTGAGCTTCTTTTTGCCCGCGTCCAGGGCCTCAATGTCGATGAGGTGCTGCTTGGCCGACGCCAGGGCCTTGTCAGCGGCCTGCGCCTGTTTGGTCGCTGTCTCCAAAGCCTTGGTGGCGGTAGTGGCCTTCGGCAGCGCGGTCAGGCCGAAGTCCTTGAGCAGCTTGGCGTTTCCGTTGTAGGCCCGGCCCAACTGCGTGGCGGCGGTGGTCAGGCTCTCGTGCTTGGCCGCGGCCAGGTCGCTGGCCGTGCCCAGGTATTGCAGGGCCTTGGCCGGGTCGCCGGTGGCCTGCGTCAGCGCAGCCAGCGCGTCTTGGGTTTGGCTGGCGGTGTTGCCAAACTTCTCCTGGCTCTTGATGGCCTTTTCGACCTGCCCCTCGTAGTCGTCATACGAGTGGCCGGTGGCGGCGACCGCGGCCTGTAGCTGCTGGTGGGCGGCCTGATCCTTCGAGCCCAGCGCGGCCAGGCCGACGCCGATGCCCGCCAGCGCCCCGCCCACGCCCATCATGGCCGGGCCGATGGCTTTGCCGTGCTCGGCCACCCGGCTCACAGCCTCGTCAATGCCCGACAGGGCCTCACCGAACGGCCCCAGCACGCCAGTGGAGTTCAGGGTGGACAGCACGCCCTGGAAGGCATTGTGAAGGCCCTTGGCGGCGTCAGAGCCGTGCGACGCGGCCGAGCCGAACGACTTGGCCAGCCCCGTCACATCGCCCAGCACCCGGACGACTACGGACGGCCCGGCCATCAGATCACTTCCTCAGACGGGCTGTGTCGGCGTTGGCCTTCTGAATGGCCTCGGCCTCGGTGACCATCCGGCGCACCATCGCGTCCCACGTGGCGTCGGGGAGCTCGTCCACGTCGGCCGGGCTCACCCGGTAAAAGGCACAGAAGGCAGCGATGGCGTCGGCACGCTGCCGTTCGTAGGGTCCACGTCGAGTATGCCCACCTCCACGTCATAGGCGTGCATCCACAACGAGGTGGGATCGCGCTGCGGGTAGTCGCGCAGCAGAGCCCGGAACGCGATCATCCGGGGCGGCTGATCCTCCATGAGATCGCCAAACTTCGTGCCGGGCTCAAGCCTTTTCAGCAGGTCGATGACCCGCTGCGAGGGCAGCCGGGCGATGAAAGCCTGCGTACATTGGACGAGCTCGGGCAGCGGGCCGGTGTCGGGCTCGGTCAGGCGGTGCATGAACGCTTCAGTCTCGGCGTGGGGGTTGTAGGCGGCAGGCTCGGGCTCGGGCTCGGGCGGTGGCGAGGGTTGCGGGTCAGTCATGGACGGCCTCCGGGTTGGCGCTGGTGTTGGTCCAAATGGCTGTGCGGCCGAACAGGTCGTTGATGGCGTTGGAGTATTCGGTCACGGCCCGATGGGCTTCACCCTCGGCAGCGGGGAACAGGTAGCGGCCGTTGGGCATGTACGGCCGCTCGCCCGGGTAGCCGCCGAAGTCCACCGGCCCTGCGTAGGGCACAGACTTTGACCCCATCCGCACCGCGGCCCCGGAGCGGTAGGCCGACACCCGCAGGCTCCCGGCCAGAGCTCCCGAGCGGTGGCCCCGGCTGGCCGTGCCGACCGGCAGGCTGCCCCGGGTGCGGCCCACGATGGGCTGCACCGCCGCGTACCCGGCCTTTTTCATGGCCGCGAACAGGGCGCTGCGCTCGTTCTTGCACAGCCCGTCCACGTCTTTCATCAGCGCCTTGAGGCCGATGACCTGGGCGAGAGCCTGCTGGGACACAGGCCGCTCAGGCCTTGCCGGCGACCCAGGCTGAGCCCGACCAGTGGGCGGCCAGCAGGTCGGCGGTGATGACGTACTGGCCTACCGTCCACGCTGAGGCGGGGCTGGCGGTGATCCCGGCCAGCGCGCCCACGTTGGCTGGCACGGTCGCCCCGGACGGGGTGAAATACCCGGGCGCACCGGCTGTGGCCCCGACAGCCGCGACCACGCCCTTGTCCACGGTCGGCCATTGGGTCAGGTTCCAGTCGATTTGAACCTGGCTGGCCGCGCCAGCATCTCCGGTGAGCAGATCAAACGGCTGGGGGATGGCGAAGCCAGAGATAATGGGGTTGTTGGCCGCGGCCACCTTGCTGGAATACGGCCGGGCCTTGAAGTTGGCCGGGGTGCCCGAGCTCTGGTAGGCGTTGTAGGCGGCAGTGAGCGTGTCATAAACAGCCCCCACGTCAAACGACTGGTAGAACGTGGCCCGCAGGTGCCACTTGATCGCGCCCGGGTAGTCAGTCTCCGCGCAAAACGATGTGACCGTTACAGCCTTCACCTCGGGGCTGACCTCGAGATGCTGGACGAGGCAGCGCAGGTTGACGCCGGTCAACTCGAAGTAGGCGTCATTGAGGATGAGCGGCGATGCCGGTACTGGCGCGGGGTCGCCGGTGGCCTCGGCCTCGGGGTGGTCGTGTTCCATCACATCGGTCATGGCGTTTGCCTCCTGTCACATTTGGATGGTGAAAATCACTTCGGCCCGGAACAGGTCTGTCCCGGCCACGTTGATCTGCCCCCAGTTGCGCTCGGCGGTGGGGTAGCAGATTTGGACCGCGCCGCCGAGCGTGGAGTCAACGACGCCAGCGCGGACATTGGCGACGAGCTCGGCCACCAGATCTGACCCGTCGAACGGCCCCACGCAGGCCACCGGCAGGGTGGCCTGGTCGATGCCCGGGGCGATCACAGAGAAGTTCACCTCTATGGGCCAGCCGATGACGATGGCGGGCGGGTTGACCGTCCCGGGCGGCTGCTCGAAAATCGTGGCCGGGGCAGACGTGCTCAGCGGGTTGACGAGGGGCGCGTTGGCGAGCTCGTTGGCGAGGGCCTTGGCCGCGGTGGCCCGATCCCAACTCATCCGAACACCACCGGCCCCACGCTGGAGTAGAGGCCGTCCACGTCGGCGTCGGTGCGGCCCACCCGGACGATGCCCTGGTCCCCAAAGCCGAGTGTGCCGTCAATGGAGTCCCGGCGACGGTACAGCCGGGCGCTGTGGAGCAGGCAGGCCTCGTGGGCCCGGTCGGGCAGGGTGGTGGTGTCGGGCGGGTAGGTCGGCGAGCCGGTGACGGTGACCGTGCCGTCCGGGTTGGTGACGTAGGTGTAGGTGTTCCCCATCCGGCCCACGCCGTATTCGATGGCGGCGTTGAGGGCGGTCTGAATGACCCCATCCTCGGTGGGGTCGGGCTGGAGGCGCAGCAACGTCCGCACCTCTTTCAGCGTGGGCCACTGGCCGGTCCCGAGAACCATCAGACGAAGGTGAAGCCGTTGGTCAGGGTCACGTTGCCGCGCGGGTTGGCGACCACGACGGCCACAGCCCCGGTGGCGTGCGCCGGGGTGAGGCACGACACCTGGCCGTCGCTGTTCACCAGAAACCCTGTAGCGGCTGTGCCGCCGAAGGTCACCCCGGTGGAGCCCGTCAGGCCCTCACCAAAGAGGTTCACTCCGGTGCCACCCCCGGCAGGGCCGCTGTTGGGGGCGATGGAGTCCACACCGGGGATGGCGGCCAGCGAGCCCCACTGATCCTTGCGGACGTACACCTGCTGCTTTCCGCTGTGCGGGTATTGGTCGAGCAGCCAGGAGCCTGGCCGCGCCAACGCCGTGGCCACGTCGGTCGCCGGGGCATCGCTGGTTGCGATGCCCCACGACCCGGCAGGCTTGATGCTCCAGCCCATTACTTCTTGGAGCTCGTGGAGCTCGTGGAGCTCGTGGTTGGGGTGTCGCTCCCGGGCAGGCCTCCGGCAGCCTGCTCGGCCTGGGCCTCGTGCGGGGCGTCGATGGCCTCGACGTCGAGCATCGTCGGCATCCCGGCTGGCGGGGTGAGCGGCACGAAGGCTGGCGTAGCCAGGGTGCCTTGGGCCAGGTAGCCGCCATAGGCCACCTGGACGCCAAGAATGCTGGGCTCGATGACCGACAGGAGGCCGATGACCTCCTCGTACACCTCGAAAAGCCCAGCCGGGCCAACGATGCAGGTTCCGGCCGGGAAGGTCGGCACCACGATGCGGGGCACCCCGAGCATGTCGCCCCGGAACGACGCCATCGACGAGCCGCCAATGTCCATCGAGTCCATCGGCGGCTCAGTGGCCCCGACGCTGGTATCGGGCGGCAGCACCACCCGGGCCACATCGACCAGGCTGCCGAGCGCGGCCCACACGTCCAGCGAGCACCACACCCGGTTGGGCATCTGCAATCCACCCTGGTAGGCGTGCATCGCCGCGGTGTAGAGGGCCAGGGTCCAACCCTTCAGGTCGTTGGTGGCGACCACGACGGGCGCGGCCGTCGCCGCGGTCTTGAATGCCCCTGCCGCGGCTGTCTCGGTCTGCACCGCGTACACGTCGGCCAGGTCTTTGATGAGAATGTCCCACGCACTCGGGCTGGTCCAGTCAATGTCCTGGCGGCTGATATCGACGGTGCCGCCCCACGTGGACTTGGCGAAGTTGACCGGGCTGACGGTCATCTTCTGTGACGGGAGCTGCGTTTTCTCGCCTGCCCCGCCAGCCGGCAACTGCTGGCCCACGGTGACGTGCTGGGTGATCTTGGGGCGGCTGAACTGCGTGCCCGGGATGCCCGTCATCGGCTTGGCCCCGCCAAGGGAACTGATGAACGGCCGGTTGACGTCGATCAGGTTGACGACCGTGCCCACGATGGGCGTCGGCAGGATGCCTGGCGTATCTGGCGTCTTTTGGTCGGCCACGGCCCGAGCCTGGGTCACTCGGGCCATCGCGTCCGGGTCGGGGTGGCCCCGCTGCATGATGCCCGAGGCCCGCAGGTAGTCCACCACGAAGGCACCGGCGCTGGAATACTGCGGAGCTCGGTCACCTCCGTCCATCCGGCGTGGCTCGGCCGGGATGCGATCAGGAACGAGGCCAGGGCGGCCAAAGCCGTTCGGCGGGGCCAGATCGGCCCGGGAGTCGCGGTGGGCGTCGCGCACCGCCTCATAGGCCTCCAGCGGCTTGATCTGGTCGTCGAGCTCGGTGATGCGCTGCTTGGTGCGCTCCACGACGGCCTGCTCGGCGTCGGTCAGGTCGCGGCCTTCCACTTGGGCCAGGACGTTCTCAATGGTTTCCACGAGTTGAGCCCGCTCATCGAGCAGGCGTTGCAGGACGATGCTGCGGGGCATGGGCTGATTCCACCTTTGGCTAGAAAGCGAATGCCGACCGGGCCAGCGGTTACAAGCCCGTTCGTGCGCTTAGAGCACTCCGGGTGCTGGCGTCAGCGATGCCTCTGGCCGGTGGCTGCCGGGTGGCTCAGAGCCGGGCCGGTGCCGGGCGGCGGGTCGTGCGCGACCGCGTTCCGTGTGTTATCCGTGGCGGATCATAGCGTCGCCAGGTATTGGCGCAGCGCATCCGCCCTTGGCGTAGGTGGCCCGAGATGGGCGCGCAAGGCCCGGTAGTCGTCCACGGTCATGCCATCGACTGTGAGCCCGTCAGGGCTGTTGCGGATCGACGTGACCTGAGCGCCAGCGAACGCAGGCGTGGGCGTGATCGACACCTCGATCAGCCGATTCTCCAGCCGGGTCACCCGGTCCATGTGATCTGGGCCGCCGTCAGGGTCCCACTCGTCCACAAACTCCCACTTGGAGCGGATGGGGATGAAGCCGATGGACAGCCCGGTCAGGTCGCCTGAGTTCGCCATCTCCGCAGCCCGCTGTGCCTCGCCAGTGGCGTTGAGCCGCCACACCCCATCGAGCCCGTCGCCGTGCCTCCAGTCCACGGCGTGGCCGATGGGCCAGGTGGCGTTGTTGTGGAACAGCAACAGCGGGGCCTCTTTCGCTGCCCCGGCTGTGGTCTTTTTCATGCTGGCCGGGTCGTGGCTCTCCAGAAACCAGCGCAGGTTGGCCTCCTCGCCATAGGGGACAGCCCGGCCTTCCAGCGTCGTGTACGGGCCACGAGCGGTGGAGCGGCCCGGGGTGATCTCACGGAGCTCCAGCGCGGCGGGCATCTGCCGGGTGCGAGCCCCACTGCCGCCAGGGCCGGGATGCTCGCGATCCTCGATGTAAACGAAGGTGCTCATGGCGAAGGTGCTCCTTGTGGCTCGGGCTGCGGTCCTCCAGACGGGACGACCAACGATGTTGGCGGCGGTGGCGGCGGTGGCGGCGGCGGTGGTTCCTGATAGGTCGGGTCGGGCGCGCCCGAGCTCGCCAGCGTGGCGGGCATCCCGAGCAGGTAAAAACCCTGCTCCCCGGTCAGCACCCCGGCCGCGACCAGGGTGGCGACGGCTGTGGCGGTAGTGGGCAAATCCTCGGCCAGCAGCTTGTTGCGGTCGAACTGGACTGTCTGGCCCCGGGGCAGCCACTGGTACGACCACTCATCCTCGAAGTCGGCCAGCACCGGCTCCAGCGAGGTGCGGAGAATCTGCTGATACTGCGGGGCCGCGGTCTTGTAGGTCATCCCGGCCACCGGCGAGCCCAGCCAGTAGCCGTCCAGGTTGAACAGGTTTGCCACGTCGAGCAGGGTCAGTTTGCGGGCCTCGATGAGTTGGGTGTCGCTCGGGCTCCACGCCAGCGGAATGACCTGTGTCCCGTTGGGGAGGATGACCGGCTCGCGGGTCGCGCCACCGAACTTCGACACCCACGAGGCCTTGGCGTCGTTGGCGACGTCCTCGGTGATGTTGGCCTGCGGGGTGATAACCGCCACAGACGGCACAGCCGCCCCGGTCAGAGTGGACCGCTCATACTCCTCCTCGGCCGCGGCCCGGTCCAACGTAGACAGGTATTCCTCCACCACCCCCACGCCCCTGACCGGGTACCAGCGATCCGCGCCCCGGCGGATATGGATGACGTCAGCCGGGTTGAGCGGCACCGAGCTCCAGGCGTAGTAGTAGGTCACCTCCTCCAGAGCTCCTGGGTTCCACTGGATGTAGACCCACGAGGCCGGGAGCCACATCACCGAGGTGGGCCAGCCGTCGGCACCCCGAGAAGTCACAACGGAGATGGCGTTTCCGTTGAGCAGGTAATCCTCCACGCTGACCTGAACAAACCAGGCCCGGCCGCGGTCAGGGTCGGGCCGGTACAGCATGAGCGGCCGGGGCAGCACCGAGCCGCCCCGGTAGGCGTCCATCTGCATCTGCTTGACCATGCCCCCGTACAGGCCGATGGCCCGGCCCACCGCGGGCACCCTGCGGGCTGAGGTGGCGTCCCAGACGTAAGGCCCGGGCAGCCCGTACAACGCGGACGGGGCTGCCCCCGGTGGCGGGATGAGCGAGCCGTCGCGGGTCAGCCGTGGCCGGGCCACTGCCCCTGCTGTCGTGACGACGCTCACCGGGGCCTCAGCGTAGGCCGCAAAAGTGCAGGTCGGACGTGATCGGCCCACGAGAGGCACCTATATGCGCTCCTCCTGGGCGCTGCGCCGCCCGGTGGATCGGCGTCCACCCCGAGCACCGCAGGGCCGGGAGACGCACAGCGGGGCACCTCTGCGGCGCATCCGGCCCCGAGCTCGGGCCGGGCCTCACCCGATCTTGAAGGTGCCCTCACCGGCCCTGACCAGCGCGTAGCGGGCCAGGGTGACCGCCACCAGCGGGCTGATATCGCCACCGACCTTGCGGGCCCAGGCCCACGAGTCACCGAGCACCCGTTTGCGGGCTGCCGCCACCGCGGTGTTGAGCACCGGCTGGCCCAGATGGGCCACGGTCGGCTGGGCCGACACCACCGCGTCGTAGAACTGCCCACAGGCGGCTGTCATCTCTCGGGCGGTCACCGGGTCGGTGCGAACGTCGTTGGCGGCCAAGTCCAGCAGCAAACTGCCAGCCGGGCTGGCCGGGTCCACGATGACCGGCTCCGCGCCCCAGCGCCGTTGGAGCTCGGCCATCCGGCCCGGCACCCAATCGGGAGTGCCCTCGCGGTGCTCGATGATCTCCACGTGGACCCGGCCCGGCCCGGCCCAGCCTGCCGCGGCCACGCTGGTCCACTCCCGGTTGGGGGTGGTGTCGATGGCGAAACGGGGCACCCCGGTCAGCCGGGAGTGCTCATCGCGGCCGCGCAGCCAGGCCGATATGGGGATCACCGTCAGGCCAGCCGGGGCACGCCGGTTGAGGTAGGCCCGGCTGAACTCGGCCGGGTCCATCACGTCATGGTCGGCCCGGATCACCTCGATGGGCACGGTGCGGCCCAGCGCGGGCATGCAATCCCACCACGTCTGCTCCTCGTCGGGGTTGTCGTCATCGCCAGCCGACCACTCGAAGTAGGCCACTCCCGACTGGCTCCCGGCCTCCACCCGAGCTCGGCCATCCTCGCAGCGGTCGTTGAGGAACATCGATTCGTCTGTGCCCTCGGTGGAAAGCACCCACATCTGGGCGGCCGGGCGGGTCATCATCGCCGGGCGGAAGGCCTGCGACAGCCGCTCATCCTTCTGCGCCCAGGCCTCATCGACCACCCCAAGGTCCAGGTAGAACCCATGCCCCGATGTCTCGCCTGAGGCGGTGATGCCAATGGAGCCACCCGTCGCAGGGACGATGATGCGCTCCAGGCCGGTCTGGCGGCGCACGTCGATGGCCGTTGCCAGCGGGGACAGGTTCAGGAAGTCGGCCTGCTCCTCCCACTTCAGCCGGGAGTTGTTGCGGTCCTGGGCCGCGTACAGGCAGCGCTGGAGAAGGCCCCAATACAGGCAGCGGTCGAGCTCCACCGACCAAACCACCGTGGTCTTTCCAGACTGGCGGGGCACCTTCACCCGAACTTCCCTGTAGGCGGGCAGGCCGTTGCGCTCCACCTCCAGCGCCACGTTGACCACCTGGGCCTGCCAGGGCATCAGCGGGCGGCCAATCAGCTTGGCGAGTTTGGCGACCCGGCCCCCATAGGTTTTGCGCTCAGCCTTCCTCTGCGTCGCCCATCTCGGCGGACAGGGACGCAAGGAGCGCGGCGAGGGCATCAGTGTCGTCATCGTTTCGGCCTCGGAGCACAGTGATAGCCGACACCTGGACCCGGGCCAGCGAGGCCAGCGCGGCTGGGCTCTCGTCGGGCTCGATGCGGTCCAGCGCGGTGGCGATGGTCCGCACCAGTGCTAGCAGGGCCTCGTCCACCGGCTCCAAGCGGCCTGTAGTTCTCAGGGCGGCGATGGTGGCCTCGGCCCCACGCTGGTTGCGCCAACGCGGCTTGGCCCCGCTGGCCTCGCTGCCGTCGATCAGGCCGAGCTCCCGGCCGAGAGCACGGACCACAGCGGCGTTGGCGGTCTTGACCGACTGGAGCGGGTTGCGGACCAGGCCCTTGGCTCCCTGGATGACCGGCCCTGACCGGTCCAGCACCGTTTGGGCCTGCTGGTAGTCGGCCACCGCGCAGGCGTACACGCACAGCGCGTCCGGGTCGGCGTCGGGCTTGGCCGCTCTGGCCCGGCTCCACACCTCGGCCGCGGCCGGGCTCAACCACTGTGGCGGGGCTGGCACTTTCGCTGCGCCGGCGTCAGCGGGGCCAGCCCGGCCAGCCTTCCTGACACCTCGAGTGCGCCGCCCTGTATCGGCTGGCTTCATTGGGGCTCCCGGTCAAACCGCCGTGGATCGGCTGGGATCATTTTGCTTCGGTCCCGATGTTTCGTGATGCCGCGCAAAAAAGATGATGTGCGGGGTCGTCGCGGGTCGCCAGGCAAAAAACACTCCCCCCCACCGGCCCTGCCCCCGGTGGGGTCGATGCCCCCCCCACCCGGGTGGTGCCACCCCCGCCACACCCGTTCGTTCTTTTATTCGTTCGTCGGCCCGGCCTGCGCCTGCTGTCGCCGTTGGGGGGGAGTCCGGCACTCCTGCCCTCCGACCCTGGCGGTAGCAGGGCGGTTGGGCTCCCATTCACCACTGCCGGGACTGCGGGCCGAGTTGCCTGGCGGCTCTGGCCTCGTTGGTCAGCGCCGCCCCGCCTTGGCTGTTGTGGGGCAGGCACGAGGCCCTGAGGTTGGCCCTGTCGTTGCTGCCACCCTTCACGACGGGCACGATGTGATCGACCGTGGTGGCGACGGCCAGACAACCCGGCCACTCGCAACGGTGCCCTGCTTCGGCCAGCACGATTGGGCGCAGGCGACGGTACAGACGGGAGTTGTAGGCGTTGTGGCGTTTCGGGCTCATGGAGTCTGATTTGGGATTCGACTAGCCACCATCGGCGCGGCCCACAGTTCTCTGGCTACTCCAACACTGCTGTGACCATCATGGCTATGTCGAGCCCGAGGCGCATCGGTTGGCGGTCGGCCGGGAGCTCCACCGCGTCCTGCGAGCGGGCCACTCGGCGCACCTTGGTCTGTCGGCCTCGCACCCACCCGTCATTCTGGGCGGTGCCGCGGGCGGCACGTCGGACGGCAGCCGCTACAGGGCCGTTGAGCCAGATGACCAGGACTTTCCTGTCGGTGCTGCGGGCCGCGGCGTACATGCGGGGCGAGGCCAGCCGGTCACCTTCGGCCACGACCAGCCGGAGCTCGGAGCCGGGGCCGGTGATCCAGTCACAGGCGGCTGGTAGGACGCTCATGGAGAGCCCATCGGAGCCAGGGAACTCGGCGCGGTCCCGGCCGAGCTCGACGCCGATGAGCTCGGCGTGCGGGTCGAAGCGTTCCACGTAGAACAGGCCGCGCCCGGCTTGGTGCTCCCATTGCTGTGTAACTCCCAGGGCTTTCCACATGCTGTTGATGGCGGTGGACTTTCCCACGCCGGGCTCACCGATGACCGAGAGCAGCAGCCGCTTCACGAGCCGGGCGGGGCGTGGATGCGCCACCATTCGGCGCACTCCTCGCAGAGCTCGGTCACCACCCCGTCGATGACCACATCTTCGGTGGCGGGCCGCTCGTCACACTCCTCGCAGAGCCGCACTGGCCGTCACCTCCTCTATAGCCACCCGGGCCAGCATCGGTGCGATGGTGTACCCGGAGCGGTGGAATCCGCCAAAGCGGACACAGCCGTTGCCGAGCCGTTTCACCGGCCAGGCTTGGCGCACCCGTCTGCCTTCGAGCAGGCTCCAGCCGTCGGCGCGGTCAACCCACCTGGCCCGGATGGCGTATTCCATCATCGCCTGCGCGTCTTTACGCGCAGCAGCCGGGCTGGCCCCGGTCGATGAGCCGATGCGCGCCCCGGAGCTCCACGCCACCGCGTGCACCTCGTGGTACGGCCTGAGCACGTGGATGCGGAGCTCGGGCGAGGCCAGCGCGGCTGGGTCGCGGTGATACCACGTGGCCCCGTAGCTGACCCGGCCACCGTCGTCCCGAGCTCGGCAGTCGAGCGTGGGGATTGCAACATCGGCTGTGAAATCGTTACCACCGATGTTGCCGTCGAGCTCCAGGGCGAGTTGCGACCCGGCCGCTCGGCGTCCGAGCTCCAGAATGGGGGCCGGGTCCACGCAGTATTGGCTCGGGGCCATCCGGGCCTGAGGTTTGCGGTAGGTGCTGTAGAGGGCACCGAGCTTGACCGGGTAGCCACGCTCCCGGTACCAGTGGGCGGCCATCGCCGCGAACGGCCCCGACAGCACCGCCAGCGCGGCTGAGCTCGCCTCCGGGTGGTCGCCCACGATCTCGGCGTTCAGCCCGAGCTCGCAGGCGGCCTGGTAGGCGCAGCATCCTGCGATACCCCGCCCGAGGATCACGAGATCAGGCACAACCCGCTGGCCTTCCACGCTTTGGCCGCGCCGGGCAGCCCGGCCACCTGATCGGCCAGCATCTTCACGTCGTGGCCGAGCGGGTGACGGCCCTGGCGGTGTGAGCGCCAGTCGCACAAGCTGGTTTCGACTTGGGCCAGGTCATCCTCACCGATCAGGATTGCCAACTCCTTTGTGGTTTTCTCCAGGTAGGCGACGGTGGCAGCCGAGTTGTCGCCCGGGTCGGCCACCCCGAGCAGCCGCAGGGCGAGCCTGGGCCCGCTGGAGTGTTTGTGCCCGGCGTCGGTGGCGAGCCAGCGGGTGTCCATGACCTTCTGGCCGAGCTCGGCGGTCTTGTACGCGGCCCATCTGGCGTTTCCGTGTACCCGCTGGGCTCGGTCGATCATCGTGCGCCAGTCGGCGGCGGTGGTCAGCCAGCGGCCGCAGCCGCCGTGGAGTTTCGTCTGGTCGGCCAGCGAGCGCAGATGGTCGTGGAGGGCCTGGGCTGACCGGTGGCCGCGCCGCTCAACGCCAGTGGTCGGCTTGGGGCCGTAGTGGTGGCCTTCGGGCAGGCAGAGCTCGGCGTCCAGCCAGGCCCGGATGCCCGACCCGAGGTGGTAGGTCGCCACGTAGGCCAGCACGAGTGCGCCCAACTGCTCGACGTTGACGCCGGTGACCCGGCCGTAGGCCCGCAGGAACGGGTAGGCCGGGTCGATGTCGCCGGTGAGCACCTGGAGCCGATGCCATTCTGCGTACTCCGCCAGCGCGGCTGGGTCGAATGGGTAAGACTCCCGGCGATGAACACCACCGAGTGGATCGTGCTGCTGATTGAGGTGGGCCTGATCGCGCTGGCCGCGCTGATTTTCGTGCTGCGGGCTCTGGCGAATCGCGCCTGACCTATTCATGAATCACGGATCGTGACCTTGGCCGTCGCCGTGGTCCGCTTGCCGTAGTTCACGCCCACGGTGGCGATGCGTGTCTCCCGTTGGGCTCGTTTGGCCCGGCCGGCAGCCTGCTCGACGGCATACGAGGCGCAATCCTTCATGCCCCGCAGCGCGTAGTACACGATGGTGAACCGGTAGGCGTCGGCGCGGGGCAGCGGGGCCAGCGGCGTCACCCCATGCACGTACCGTTGGCCCCAGAAGTAGACCAGCGAGCCGTCGGCGCAGGGGATCGTCAGCCCGTACTCGGGCAGGCTGAGCAGACCGCCAGCGACGTTGGAGCGGATACAGGCCTGGACACTCCAGGTGGGGAAGTTGTTGCCGTCGCGGTGGTAGGGCAGCGCGGAGTTGCGGTTGATGACCCCGGAAGTCCACGCCCGGCCAGGGCCTTTGGTGAGCCGCCAGTCGGCGTGGATCGGGGCCACGCCCACGAGGTTGCGTTTCGCCACCGCCGGCAGGGATTCCTCGAGCCATGATCCCGAGAAGTCTGCGAGGGCCAGCAGCGTTTGGGCGAGCTCCGGGTCGTCGCGCATGAACGGCGTCGGGTGGCAGGACTCGTGCTTGAACATCGGCTTGCGGGGAGCCCACCCGAAAACCCTGGAGGCGTTGCGGTATCCCGACGCGGCCCGCAGGGTGGTGGTGACCTTCATCTCGGGCAGCAGCCGGTGGAGCTCGCCCAGCAGGCCATCGGGGATCGGCGCGATGGCCACGAGCGGCTGGCCCGTTTCGGCGTCGCGCACCCCGCAGCCCACCCCCCGCAGGGATTCGCTGGCGACCATCGGCCCCGGCCGCTTGCCCACGAGCTCGGTGGCCTCGGCCGGGCCGAGCACCCGCACCACCGAGCTCCAGCGGATCATGGCTCCTCGGCCACCCCGAGCAGGTGTCGCACCGCCGCGCTGTTGTCGTCCAGGGAGTGCTCGGCCCGGTAGGAGTCCAGCGCGGCCACGACTTTGGCGAAAAGTTCGCTGGGGTACTCCAGCATGATGAAGCGGCTCCCGGCCTGCTCGTACCGTTCCAACTGCTCCGGGGTGGAGTCCGCCACCCGGTCGCCATCGGTCATGGCCTGGCGCGGCTGGGCGGCGCGGGCCTGGCGGGCCAGCAGGTCCGACAGGTCATCCTCGGAAAAGCCTGTCCCGATCAGGGCCTCGTCGCCGATGGCGAGCTCACCGAGCAGTTCGGCCAGGGCGGCCTCATCCCAGGTGGCCTGGTCGGCGGTGCGGTTGTCGGCCAGCAGGATGCGCCGGGCGCGCTCATCGTCCACGTCGGCCCAGATGACCGGCACCTTGGTGTGGCCGAGCTCCCGGGCCGCGACGAGGCGGTGATTCCCTGCCAGTACCAGGCCCGTTGACCGCTGGACGACCAGCGCGCCCTGAAATCCGTTGGCCTCGATGGACTGTTTGATGGCGTTGACGTTCCCGCGGCGCGGGTTGTCAGGGTGGACGGTGAGGCGGTCCACCGGCACGAGCTCGAAGGTGCGGGCAGCAGCGGGCATCCGGGCTGGATGGTAGCGGCAGGCTGTGACGGAGAGGTGGTTACGGTGCGCCCGGAGCCAGGCCGGTGCTCGGGCGTGGATCGGCGCTCATCCGGGCCGGGAGCGGCCAGGAGACGGGCAGCAGGGTGGCTCTCCCGGCCGTCGTGGCGGCTGACCGGGGCCGAGCTCGGCCGCCACACAGGCGAGCTCCGCACGGTGACCGGGCCTCGTTGTGCCCGAGAGGCCCCAGATTTGCGCTCTCCTGGGCGCAGGGTGCTCGGGGTGGACGGTCGCCCATCCGGTGGGGGTGCGCCCAAGAGGAGCGCAGCGGGACACCTCTGCGAATGAAGGCCCAGGTCGCTGCGCCCCGGGGCCTTCGGTGTCACTCGCAAAAGGACACGGCTGCCCGATCCACCCGGGGCGGACCCGGGGCAGCGGAATGCGAGCAACCAGGCCACAGGCTACAGGGGGGGTGTGACGGTAACCCGGCGGGTAGGTCTGACCCATGAGCGATCCCACCCAGCCCCAGCCGCCGCAGCAGCCTCCTCAGCCGCAGCCCGATCCGACCAACCCGCAGCCGCAGCCTCCTCAGCCGCAGCCGCAGTCGTGACGCGAGAGAGCCCCAGCCCGGGTTGGGCTGGGGCTCTCCGTTGCCTGAGGGGTTGGGGCGAGGCTACCTGCGAGGCCTCTGGTTGATGACGGTGTTCGGCTCACCGGGGCCAAAGCAGATCACGTCGCAGCCGCAGTCGAGCTCGTCGATGCCATACGGGTCAGAGCCGCGGGTGACGCCGTGGCCGATGACCCGCTGGCCTCCGTGCTCGGGGCATTCGGCTGTCTCCTCGTCAGGGAACTCCGCTCCGTGGATCGGGCACATGATGTCGGGGCTCTCGTCGTCGCAGGAGCAGACGGCCACGATGGAGCCGTCAGCGTCGGTGGCGAGCTCGGCCACCACCTGGAACGGGCTGGCCGGGGCCGGGCTGTCGTTCCAGCCGAACTTGGCCGAGCCCAGCGACCAGATCAGATCGCGGGCTGCGGCGATGGTGTCCTGCTCCAGCGGGGTGTCGCCCCACGCCCGGTTGATGGCGTACAGCGCGTCGTGGAGTCTCTGTTCCTGGGTGGGCTCGATGGTCATTTCGGTGTGTCTCCTTTTTGCGAGTTGAGCGGTGGGTCCTGGTCTGTCCCCACCCGCAAGGCCCGGAGCGGGATGGCTCCGGGCCGAGCGGCTGGTGGCGGGCCTGCTACTTGGTGGCCTTCTTGGCCGGGACCAGCGTGGTGCCCTTCTCGGTCATCACCAGCGTGGGCTTGCGGGTGCGCCGGGGCGTGGCCTTGGCGGTGATGGCCTCCTCGGCTTTGACCTGGGCGGCGTGGTCGGCCTTCTTGACCGCCTGTGCCTTCTTGCGCGGGCTGGGCTCGGGAGCCAGGACCGCGTCGAGTGCGTCGGCCGCTGAAGCGCCAGCCGTCTTGGCCTCCTGGTAGCGGGCCTTCTGCTCGGCGCTGAGCCCGTTGTAGGCCTTCAGGTCGAAGCCACCCCCGTTGGCCTTCTTGGCCGCGGCCTTGGCCGGGGTGGCCTTCTTGGCCGGGGTGGCCGGGGCCGTCCCGGCTGTGTAGTCGGTGGCCGGGTTGCCCGCGGCGCACTCCTCGCACCACTCCTTGCGCCGGGCTGCCTGCTTCTCGGCCGAGGAGTTGGGTCCCATCAGTTGGTCCGAGCCGGTGGCGTTGCCGTGACGGCAGAGAGCCAGCCAGGCTGGCCCGTCCACGTCACCGATGCGAGCGGCCAGGTCGTATGCGCCCCTGGCGTAGCGGATGAAGTACCCATCGTGGCCTGCGGCGGGCAGCCCGATCCTGTCCTGGTTGGGCTCGGCCGCTCCGATGGGGAACCCTGCGACGTTGGTGGCCGTGACGTGGGCCGGGTCGGTGCGGCTCACGACCTTCTTGGCCGGGGCAACCACCTTGGCCGGGGTGGCCTTCGCTGCCGCCTTCTTGGCCGGGGTGGCCTTCTCGGCCACGATGGCGTCGAGCTCGGCCCCGGTGGCAGCGGCAGCCGGGCTGGCCTTCGCCACGATGGGGTTGGTGGTTTTGTTGGCGAAGGTGATCCGGTGTGTCCGTAGTGGGGCCGTTGCGGGCACCTCCACGGTGACCTTGCCGTCGATGATGGCGGCGAAGTAGCGGTGGCTCTGCTTCTTGGCCGCTGTGGCCGCGCCAGCCTCGCTGCGAGCGAAGCCAACGATGGCGGCCGGAATCTGCCAATCGACGATGGCGAAGGGCATCGTGCTGCCGGTGCGGAGCTCGACGGTGCCGGTGTACTCGGCCCCGATGGCTGATTCGGTCAGGGCCTCCTCAGCCCCGAGCTCGATGGCCGTGGGGAAGTGGGCTGCGATGTGCTCCTCGTCGGCGTGGGCCTGCTCTGCGGCCTCCCGCATGAGCTCCAGCCCGGCCACCTGCTTGCCCGCCATCTTGTCGATGGTCTTGACGAGCTCGGCAGCGATGCTGGGGGTGCTGGGGCCGTCGAGCTCTGCGTCCGCGATGGCCCTGCGGATCGCGGCCGGGTCACCCTTCGGCGCGAAGTCGTCAGCGGGCCTGACCCGGCTGGCGAGATGGCCGAGCGTGCCACCGGCGCTGAACGGGTGGGTGGGGTTGACCGTCTGCTCGTATGAGGAGCCCGAGCCTTTCGTGTACTTGACGGTGACCGTGGTTTTGGTGGCCTTCGTGACCACGCCCGGGTACCAGACCCGGTTGGCTGCGAAGAAAACCGCCTGCCCCGGCTGGTAGTCCTGGGCGGTGAGGGCGGTGGTTTCGGTGGTGCTCATTTCGGTGGGTGCTCCTTTTGCGAGTGCTCCGTGGTTCCCCATCAGGGTGATGAGGCGGAGCCTCAGACGCTATGCCCAGAGAAATGAGAACCGGCGAAAGTCATGAAAGTCACCCCGCTACATGGAGCGATGCGCCCGGCCGGGCTGGCTCGACGGCCGGTGCTTTCTACCTGCCCCGACGCGAAACCCGGCCAGCCGGGTCAGCGCCGTTTGGTGGTCGCATTAGTGGTCGCGGCCAGCCGGGCCTTGACGGCCGAGAAGTCGGGCCGGGCGGGCAGCGCATCCTTGTCCGGGGTGGTGAAGTCGCCCCGGTGGGGCGCGGCTTTGCCACTCCTTCCAGGGTTATCCAAAGACTCCTTCTTGTCGTAGCGTGACGCTGCGGGTGTCGTAGCCTCACGCTGCGGGTGTCGCAGCGTCACGCTACGGGTACCCGTAGCCTCAGGCTGCGGGTCCAGGCGCACGTGCACGGTGTAGCTGGACCGCTTCCCTGGCCGGAGCTCCACCGAAATGTGGCCGAGCTCGGCCAGCCGCTTGACGGCCCGCTGGACCGTGACCCGATGATGCCCGGTGTCTTTCGCCAGCCGCTCCAGGCCGACCTTGCACTTGCGCTTGTACTGGTCGGCCCGCCAACTCAGCGCGCTCAGGACGGCCTTCTCTGACGGGGCCAGCCCGAGCACATCGAGCCCGTCCAGGCCTTGCTTGATCGTGGTCATCGTCCGTAGCCTCTGGCGCGGCGGTGGCGGGTGAGCTCATCGAGTGCCAGCGCGGCCAACTCCATTGCGGCCTGGTCGCTGACCAGATCAGCGAGCTCGGGGTTGACCGACCAGCGCATACCCTCGGACACCTGCACGGCCAGGATTTCTCGCAGCAGGACGTGGGGGTCGCCATCGGCGGCTGTGACTCTCACCGCACCCTCCTTGGCCGGGCCAGGGTTCTCTCCACCTCGGGCCAGTCGGACGGCCGCCACACGAACACCTCCACGCCGGGGCACTCGGCCAGCAGGTCGATCACCGTCCACTGCGCCCGGCTGACGCGCCCGGCCTCGGTCTTGAGCTCGGCCACCACGAAACGGGGTGGGCGGATCAAGGTCAAATCGAGCCAGCCGGGAGTGGAGCGGCGGCTGTCGTAGGGGTGATAGGCCCACCAGCCGTGGAGCTCGGCCAGCCGGACCACCTGCGCCTGCCACTCCTTCTCGGACACCTGCCGGAGCAGATGCGCCCTGGCCGGGCTGGGCGCGCTCACCGGCCGAGCTCCGTCAGAGCCCGGAACAGGCGGATGGCGTAGCCCAGGAGCTCGGCGTCTGAGGCGGGCAGGGTCGATGGGTCTTTGCGCCGGGCCACGACCATTCGCAGCAGCCGGTACAGCACCTTCGTGGCGGCGGTGCGCTCGAAGGCAGCCCGGTCAGGGTCTACCTGGTCGGCGTTGATCCACGTGAACGGCTCGGCCACAACCCAGGTGAAAACCCTGTAGCGGGTGGACTCGATGAGCTCCCCGGTCTCCTCATCCACCTTGGCGTGGTGGTCAACGTCCACGCAGATGCCACCCTTGTCGAGCTCCGACAGCGGGTGCTGCTTGAAGTACACGCCCCAGCCCGGCCCCACCGCGGACAGCGTGAACTCACGCGTGCCCGGCACCGGCAGCGGATTGGGGCCAACGCCCCCAGGCATTTCAGCCTTCGGCGGCTGAGGGCGGCTCCTCAGGCGGGTTGGCGGTGAACAGGTCGCGGATGCCGAAGCGGTCGTTGGCGAGCATCACGGCCTCGTCCAAAAGCCTGGCCCCGGTGGCCCGGTCGATGACCACGATGACCGCAGCCTTGGCGTCGTGGGTGCGGGTCAGCACCCCGCCGTCGTCGCCGTGAATGATCTTGGCGACGGCACAGCGGGCCACGATGTAGAACTCCTCGTTGCGGGCCATCGCCCCGACACGCTCGTCAGAGCGGCCAGAGATTTTGAGGCGGGCAGCCTTGGGTTGCTCACCCTCAAACTTGGGTAGCTGCGTTTTCAAGTCGAGCTCCTGTCGGTATCAACGGTTTTCTTCACTGCCAATGAGGAGGGCTGCCTGCCGCCGACAGGAGCTCGCGGCCGGTCAAAACGGCCTGCCCGGGTCACGCTCGTCTGAGGGCTCCATGCCTCGGGCCTCGGGCGAGTTGTCGATGACCTCAACGGGTACACGCTCCCGGCCCGGCGCGGAGGTGGCGGGTGGCTCCGCGGGGCCGGGAGCGATCTCAGCGGGCACCGGGCCGTCGTCAACTTCCCCAACAGAAGGTGCCGATTCTGGCCCGGTGTCCCAATCCAGGGTCGCACCGCGCTGGCGGGCCACAGGCGACGGCTCGATGCCGAAGCGCACGCCCGGCGCGTGATGGTCGATCAGCCAGGTGATGCACCGCCACGAGAGCATCCGGTCAGGGATGAGCTCGTACTGGCTCGGCTGCTCCGGGTTGCTCGTTGACCGTTTCGTCCAGCCAGCCTGCTTGGCCTCGGCCATCGTGATGGTCTTGGGCGGATACCAGTGCGGGCACACTTTCGGCGGGCAGTCGTCCAGGCGGCGGATGCGCCACGTGCTCGATTCCGGTGATTCCGACACAGGTTCTAAATCCCAGCCCACTCGAGCGGCCAGCGCCGCCAACAAAGTTCCCTTGAACCCGACCCGGCCCTTGATGACGAATGTCTCGGCCAGCGCGGCACGAGGGCTGACCCCGAGCGCGTCGAGCAGCAGGCAGGCGATGACCACATCGCCCACACGTGCTTTGCCGTCCCGGTCGCGGTAGTGGTACGGGAGCAGCGGAGCTCGCAGCCAGTAGGCCACGGCCAGGTCCACCTCGCGAATCTGCGTGGGCTCCCACCGGGCGACGGCCTGCCCCTGCTGGCTCATTCGACCACCTCCACCGGGCAGTCGAGCATCTTGCGGGCTGCGGCGATCAGGAGCTCCCTGTTGGCCTCGTTGTCCTCGTAGCCTGCGGCCTCCAAGAGCTCTGGAAGTACCAGGTGCATTGTGCCGTCGTCGTCATAGACGCCAGGGGCGATGCGCCTCATACGGGCAGCCTCAGCGGCTCCGGGTCGCGTGCGACGGCCACCCACACGATGCCCTTGCGCCCCGACGGCAGCACCCGCTCCAGGCCGGATGGGCGGATCATGCCTTGGTTCTTCAGATCGCTTGTGCGCCGCCAGGCCTGTTCCACCTCGGCCCGGCTGCCGGCCTCAGCCCAGGTGGCCCCGGATGGGCCTGCGGCCACGATGGCCTCGTACACCCGGCGACAGTGGTTGCCCCGGATAGCCCACACGTCGCTGGCGGCGGCGTGGGAGGTGGACGGGTCGCTGTGCCGGGCCAGGGTGCGCGGGTCGCGCTCAAACCGCCCTGGCCCGGTCACAGTTCCTCCTCCCCCGTTGCGAGCAGCGTGGCCGCGATGCTGGCGAGGACAAGGCGGTTGGGCCGCTCGGGCAGAAGGCCCTCACGTTGGAGCTCAGCGAGTTTGGCCTTGGCCCGGTCGCGGATGAGCTCATCGAGCTCTGCGCCGGTCATCAGTCGTCCCAGAAGTCGCGGGGCTGCCCGGTCACCCGGACCAGCGCTTGCTGGTGCGCCCGGCCGGGGTGGCGCGTCCCGTTGGCCCACATCGTCACCGCGGCCCGGCTCACGCCCATCTCTTTCGCCAGCCGCTCGTGGCTCCACCCCAAGCCGTCCAACACCTGTTGGAGCCGTTGGCCGAATGAGGCCTTGAGGGTCGGCCCGGGGCTGTCGGGGAGCTCGGCGCGCCATCGGCCCAACAGTTCCAGCGCGCTTGCCCGCACCTCGGCAAAGCGGTCTGTCCCGGTCACAGCCGTGCGGTAGGCGGCGAGCTCGGCCACGTCGGTGATGAACGGGGTCACCTCGTGGGCATAGACCCGGTGCCCGTCCACGGCCCGGCCCAAGAGCTCGGCCAGTCGCCGGGCCAGGTAGCCCGCGCCGGGCACCTGACGTTTCTCGGCGGTCAGGGCGGGCACGTGGACGGTGAGCAGGTAGGTCCGCAGCCGGTCCAACTCCAGGTGGAGCGTGAGCCGTTCGGAGGGCATCGCAGCCACCAGTAGCAGAGCGATGAGACTGCTTGCGAGGAGCAGCGGGGCCGGGGCGACGGTGATGCTGTCCTCCGTCGCGTCGATCCAGTGGATGAGGCCAGCGGAGCCAACCAAGCCAGCGAAATGCGGCTGCTGAAGCACCCGGCGAAACATTCTCCCCACCTCCGCTTGGCCCGTCTTGCGAGTGACGTCCCTGGGTCTGGGGGACGTGACTTTCCGTTTTACGGCAGGCCCCGTCGCAGGGCAAGGTAACTTTTTGTCACACTAGGGTTGGCCAAGGCCTCCGGGCGGGTGGGGTGGCTCGGCGCGGCCCGTTGCGCCCGAGAGCCACCTACCTGCGCCGCTCCTGCGAGCTCGTGGGCGAGGGTGGATCACCGGGCACGCGGGCGGGCTCGGCGCAGCCGGGCACCCCGTAGGTGGCTCTCCGGGCATCCGTGTGGGGACGCGCAGAGGGCACCCCGCGGGGTGCCCTCGCTTGATTCCCTGGCGGCGTTGTGCTATCCGGTGCGCTCGACCACCTGGAGCCTGTCGATGGCAGCGTTGACCGTGGCCGGGTCGGACGCATCGAAGCGCAGGTTGTACCCGAGCCCACCGGGCGTGCCCGGGGCAGGGACGGCCACCTCGATGCGGAGGTGCTTCAGGTCCAGGGCCTCGGTGATGATCTGGCGGCGCACCTCGGTGGCGAGCCTCGCCCACCGCTTCGCCAGAGCTCCGGTCTGGCCCACGTAGGCGTTGAGCACGGTGGCCTGGCTGCGCTGGACGAGTTGGGCGTGGAGCTCATCGAGCCGGGCGTTGGCCCGGGTGTCGGTGAGGTCATAGGCCCGGCGTGCGGCCTTGGCCCGGCTGTCGTTTCGGCCGTAGCGCACCGCGGCCTCCATCCACTCGGCGTGGGCCTCCTTCATCATCTGCTCCAACTCGGCCTGCTCGGCCTTGATGGCGTCGGTGTCCACCCGGGCGGCCGGGGCCACAAGGTCTGCGAGCTCGGCCCCGTCCACCCACTCGCAGACCATCTCCGTCAGCCATTTCTCGACGATGGCGTAATCGATGTTGCCCGCCCCGCAGCGGCCGGTGTTGTGCTGCTTGCGGCACTGGAGGATGACCCGCCCGCTGCTCGCGGACACCGAGCGCAGCATCGGCATCCCGCACCCGGCGCAGGAGGCCAGCCCGGCCAGCACCTCGGCCCGGCGCGGCCGGTTGGAGCGCGACCGGGAGGCGATGGTGTCGACGGCCTGGTGGTAGAGCTCTGCGGGGAACAGGCCCGGCTCGTTGAGCGGGGTGATCTCACCATCCCAGACGGCCAGCCCGAAGTTCTTGGGCGTGGTCACCACCTTGTTGACCGAGGTGGCGTCCCAGGGCAGTTCGCTGCGGACCCGGCCGACACCCTTGGCGTTGAGCCACCTCGCCACCGAAACCAGCGATTCACCCCGGAGCACCCGCTGAAGCATCTGCTCAGCGACCTTGGCCTCCTTGGGGTTTTTGGTGGTCCGATCCTTCCAGCCAAAGCCGATGGGCCCGAGTGACCGCCCGGCCGCGCGCCTGGCCGCGGTGGACCGCTTGACCCGCCACGAGATCACGGCTGCCTCGTGCTCGGCGTCGTTCACCTGGGCCTGAAGCCGCTTGCGCCCGAGAGCGGTGTTCAGCCGCATCTCGCCACCGCCCCCATCCTCGTCATCATCGGCCGACACGTCCCACACCTCCAGGTTGGACTCCCGCACCCGGCGCAGTAGGTCCACGCATTCGTCCATCCGGCGCAGGATGCGGTCAACCCGGCTGAAAGCGATGGCGTCGGCCTCACCCCGGTCGATCATGGCCATCGCGGTGGCGTAGTCGGTGCGCTTCTGCTTGGCGAACTCAGACGCGCTGCGGTCGTTGATCCCGAGCTCGGCCACGACCACGCCGCCGCGCCGCTTGACCAGGCCGTGGAGCTCGGCGCGCTGGCGGGCCGCGTCACGCTCCAGGTTGGGGTCACCGATGGACAGGCGGAAGTAAAGAATCCAACGGGTCTTGGCTTTGGGCGGGGTGTAGCGCCCAGATTCCCTGGCGGTACCAGGCATTTTCGGTTCTCCTTTGCGAGTGGCCCCCACCGGGCGGCGGGGTAGGCGTTTAGGCTATCTGAGCGAGCCCTAGTCCCCTAATCGCCTAGCCACCTGCCTCGCATACGCTCGGGGCCTTCACTCGCAAAGGAGGCCAGCAGGGATGGCAGATTGGACACCGGGCACCGGCTCGAAGTTTTTTTCCGGGCACCCCCACTTCGATGCACGAGGCCTCCCGCGCCCGTTCAACATCGAAGGCCCTGACGGCCTGAGTCTCTACCTGGACGCCGAGCACGCAGAGCTCGTGGAGAAGCGCACCGCGAACTGGCACCCTCGGCCGGTGGACCTACCCGACTGGCGGCAGTGGGTCGTGGACGATTGGGGGCCTGGCGGGAGGCTGCGGGGAGTGGCCCCGCTGCTCGATGAGGCGTCGGCTGGGTCGCAGCATTTCGTGGTCGATTGGGAGTGGCGGGTGACGGCCCAAGCGGTGCTGTGGTATGTCGCCACCGAGATGTGCGACCTGTTGGCCGGGGCAGCGGAACAGTTCGACGCGCCCGGCCCGGTCCTCACCCACGAGCTCGTGCCCGACGACTGCGGGATGGTGGTTTTCCAGACTCCTCTGGCCGGGCTCGACGCCACCGGCAGTGGGCTGAACTGCACCACCGGGGCGATGGTCTGGGGTCCGGCGATCTGGGAGCCCACCCGGGAGGAGGTAATCGGCATCACCCTCTACGGGCCGGGCGTCGCGGCCAAGCAATATCCGCTGATGCCGCTGGGCTCGTTGGTCTGGCCGTTCGGCCGCGCCGTCGATGACCCGCTGGCCGATCTGCCCGACTGGACAGACGGCCAAGGGAAGCTCACCGACGTTCAGGTGGCGTCGATGAGCGAAGATCGCAGAAGGCTGGCGGCGCTGTGGCTGTTGAGCTCGCAGCCGGGCCTCACCGAGCCGTCCGAGCCGAGAGTGCCCAACAGGGCTGTCGGCCGTCGAGCGGCCCGAGCTCGGAGCCCACTCGACGCCAGGGTGCGGATCATCCAGCTACGCCAGCGGCCACCTCGCGACCACGACGCACCCGCCCCGGGCTCGCGCACCTACGTTCACCGCTGGATCACCACCGGGTACTGGAAGCAACAGCACTACGGCCCCGGCCGAGCTCTGCGACGGCCCATCTACATCAACGACCACGTGAAAGGCCCAGCCGGGGCACCATTCCTGGCCCCGGCCGAGAGCGTGAAAGTGTGGAAGCGGTGACCCCGGAGGAGCGAATCCGCCGCGCGCGTCGGTATCGCTGGCAGTTCTTCTGCTCGGTGGTGATCTGCGGGCTCGGGCTGGCCTCCTTCGGATCGGCCCTGGCCGGGGATCACCGGCTCACCACCGAGCTCGGTTGGGCCCTGGTCGCGATCAGCGTGGTACTGCTGGCGACGTTGCTGGCCCGGAGGCCATAACCGAGTGCGCAGGCACCCGACCGGGTAGGCTCCGCGCGACTCACTCGCAAGGAGAACAACTGAGAATGGCAGAGACAGCAGGAATCTGCGAGGTGTGCGGAGGCGCATACAAGCACCTCCAGCCTCACCGACGACGCATCCACGGCCTGAGCGTCACCAAGCGGCGCGGCGGCAGCGGGGCCGAGCCGTGCCCGTTCTGCGGGAAGCACCCGCTCCACCTGGCGTACCACCTCCGCAACGAGCACGACATTTACCAGCGCGGCCCACGCGCTGAGGAGGGCAAGGCCCGGCTGGCGGAGGCCGAACGGCTCCAGCGGCAGCAGGCCCAAGCGGCACACGCTCGGGCCGCGAAGGCCGAGAAGGCCAGCGAGCTCGTCCACGTCCCGACCGAAGCACCCCAACCCGACCAGCCCCATCTGAACGGCTCCAGCGGCGCTGGCACGTTCAAGCTCATGCCATTCGTCGTGCTCGAAGATCACGACGGCGGCGTGTGGCTGGCTGAAAGGATCAGGTGAGATGGACGTTCACGAGCTCCAAGACGAGCACCTTTTGTGCCGCACCCTCGGCCACTCCTGGGAGGACAACCCTTCAGCGGAGGTGGACTCGGACCTGTTCCGGGCCAGCCGGGCTGGCCTCTTTCTGCGCTGCACCCGCTGCTTCACCGAGCGGTTCGACTACCTGGACCACGAGATGCAGGTGTTCCAGCGGTATTACCGATACCCGCAGTCGTACCAGGGCCTCCAGGGTGAGGAGCGGCTGGCCCCGTCACTCCGGGCCGAGATGTTCTCCCGGTCGTTGCTCATCCGCAACGCGGCCAAGAAGCGGCTGAAGGCGGTGTCGTGACCGACCAGCGGGACCACGGTTTCACGCTCATCGAGCGCGAGCCGGTCATGTACGAGTGCCACTATTGCGGCGCGGCGGTCAACGACATTGACGTCCACCGCCAGTGGCACCGGGAGTTGGAGGGGCAGAGCTCGTGAAGCCGTCCGAGCACCTCGCCATCGGGGAGTGCCCGTTCTGCCTCGGCACCGGGGAGGTGGAGAGCGTCATCCAAGGCGTGATCGTCTGCCCGCTGTGCCTCGGCACCACGCGCTGGCCTCCACCCGAGCCCGAGACACCCGAGCCGCGGCCTCGGGACCCACTCGGCGGGTGGGGGTGGTGAGGGCCTGGCCGGTCATGCCCGGCGTGCCCGCGGCCGGGCACGTCACCGCTCGGGGCTGGTGGCATCCGGGCCGGGTGGACGGCTGCCCGAAGTGCGAGCCGCCCGAGCCCGGGAGGCCGACACGGCCCGGACTCACCGGAGAGCCACCTACCCGCCCGTCTCCTGGGCGGTAGGCCACCGGGATGGGTAAGCGGTCAAGGAGGCCCCGAGCGGCCCGGAGCGGGGCCGAGAGACAGGCCCCGGCCGATCCGACCACGACGGTGCGTCTGTACGTGGCCGGGCGGATGGTGGACGAGGCCACGGTGGCGAACGATGACGAGCTCACCGCGGCGGGCACCCGGCAGGGTGAGGCCTGCCTGGAGGCCGAGCAGCGAGGCCAGCGGTGGATGGTGGAGATGGTGTTCCCTGACGGGGAGCACGTCCGGTGGGGCTCCGACCCGGGCGGGATGGTCGAGCCCATCTGGGTGGAGGGCAGCGAGCTCCCCGACACCGTCGCGCGCCAGCGGGGCTGGCTTCGCTGAGGGCCTAGCGGGTCAGTCGGGCCGGGAGAGCCACCCGGTACAGGGCCTCCCG